TTGTGTATTTAAATGGTCCTGGAACACGTTCCGTTTGTACACAGGCGAAAGTTCTAGTTGTCATAGAGTTAAACCCGTTTATGTCAGCATAGACCAGTTCGACACATTTAATAATACCCCAGAAGTGCAAGACGATCGTGCTCGCATGTTGGCAGGCGAATGGCCCAAGGCAGGACGTGGCTGTGAGTACTGTAAAGATATGGAACAGGCAGGGGGTGTGAGCGACCGCACATTTCATAATGCCATACCTGGATTAACTCCTGTAGATTTTAATGCATCAACAATAGCAACTCCTCGCATTGCTGAATTGTATCTTAATAATACTTGCGATTTGGCTTGTGTATATTGCTTGCCCATATACAGCAGTAGAATTAACGAAGAACTAAAAAAATACGGTCCATATCCTGTAGGATTGCCGCCAATTATTCCGGTTAGTAATCAAGAACAGTATCTTGAACGCTACTTGGATTGGCTAGATAAGAACTATACAGGTATTTTACGACTACATATATTGGGTGGCGAACCCTTACTACAAAAAGAGTTTTGGAATGTCCTGGACTTCATGAGTAAGCGTAAACACACAGAGTTAGAGTTTCATATCAACACTAATCTAAATGCCAATCCTGCAACAGTTACTAAATTTGTTGACATAGCCAAACAGCTGATATCAGAAAAGCGTATACGTAGAGTAGACATCAGCTGTAGCCTGGACTGCTGGGGACCACAGGCAGAGTTTATACGCAATGGATTGAGTTTAACAAGGTGGCAAGAAAATTTTGAATATTTAATCAGTCACAAGTGGTTGTATATTAATGTGCATCAAGTAGTATCCAATTTAAGCATTGGCACTACCTTGGAGTTTCAGCGTAAGATTGGCGAATGGAAACAGACTAACCCAAACATTACACAAGCATATCACGCAGTGGATGGACCAAACGAGTTAATGTACCGGCCTGAGATATTTGGCCCAGAATTCTTTCAAGCACAGTTAACTGAACTACTGGCCAATTACCCAATCACTCAAGACTGGGACAATACTGCTAGACAACGATTGGAAAGTATAGTAAAATTAGTAGGATCAAGTAAACAAGACTTGGGTCGGTTAGGCAAGTTAAAGCAAACTCTAGATCAATTTGATCTAAGACGGCACACTAATTGGCGAGAGTTATTTCCTGATATTAATCGGTACTTTACAGAGAATGGAATCGAATAATGTGGTATAATAAAGTAGTTGCAAATCTAGGAGAAATTCCCGACTTCATAGACTACTATGAACGGGAACTTGCGGCGGCCAAAGGCCATATTAAAATTCATGGCAAAGTTGAAAAAGAACTGAGTAATTTGCCCGGTGAAACAGAACACAGATTTAACCAACTACAAGAAATTGAAGCGGTACTAGAACATCTTAACATACAGTTGCGTAGGATTAGACAAAAACACTACAAAAAATATTTAGAAGCATACGCTAGAGCACTCACAAGTCGAGATGCTGAAAAGTATGCAGAAGCAGAAGATGAAGTTATTGATATGGAAACTATCATTAACGAAGTAGCCTTGTTACGTAACAAATGGCTAGGTGTTATGAAAGGCATTGAGTCAAAGAACTTTATGCTAGGACATGTGGTTAGATTACGTACAGCCGGAATGGAAGATATTGTTGTATGACCTTAAAAATTTTACTTACCAGGCACGAAACCTTCGCCAACGAATACTTGTCAGATGCTGTATTTGATGGGTTATGTGAATTGGGCGATATTGAAGTAACCGATGAACCACGTTTGTGGTACATGTACAAAGATGGCAGTCCGGGTACAGGTAAGTTTAAATCTCATACTGAGCTACATGGCCGCGGATTTACCATGTACAGATTAATCGGCGATGATAGCCATATTGATCGCACAGATATAGAAGGCAAGATCAAAGGTCATTACTTTGATTTATGTATTCTAGCACGTAGCGACTTTGGCAGTCCTTACGAAGACCTAATATTAGAACACTACCCTGCAGATAAAATTATTATCATTTGTGGCAAAGACCAAGATGAATTTACGCATTATAGAGATACTCGTCATTTAATTGGGCGGGGCACTTACTTTAAACGTGAACTAACATTCTTTGATCCTAGATTACAGCCTATTCCTTATGCTTTCCCGAGACAAAAGGTAATCAGCCGCCCTGATGTGCAAAAAGATAAAATTATTGCAGGTGCTGTGCCCATTGAAGGCGGCCAAAATAATCAGAAATACACTTTTACAGTTGAGCGCGAGTATTATGATGATTATGCTAATAGCTTCTTTGGACCAACTTGGAAAAAAGGTGGATGGGATTGTTTACGCCATTACGAAATTATAGCCAATAAGTGTTTGCCGTGGTTTACAGATATACATCAATGTCCGGTGTTAACTTGCCCAACATTGCCTAAGAAAGAATTGCAAACTATTACAGAGATAATTGGACGTAGAGGATACGAATGGTTTACACATGGTGTTGGACTTGATTATTATCGAGATATGTTAAATAAAGTATTCGAGCATTTTATTAACAATAACCTCACGGTACATTTAGCCAAGTACGTACTAGACACACATAAACGAATCCACAATGGCACTCTTTAAAAATTCGCATGACAGTCACCAACACAGTTTAGAAGTATTAACCAAGTTGGTTGAGTATGATAGTTTTCTAGACAGTTTAACAGTTGTTGCTGACATGGGTTGTGGTGCCGGCCTAGATTCTAAATGGTGGGCAGAGTTAACCACTAGAGATGAGCCACCAGAGCCGCGTAACTATATTGTGTATGCAGTGGATCAAAATACAGATCAAATTGAATCTGATGTTCTTAAAGCTAAAAACGTTATCCCTATACAAGGTAACTTTGAAAATCGTATAATCCCCAGACAAGTTGATTTAATGTGGGCACATGATGTTTTTCAATACAGTCGAAATCCGTACAAATGTTTAGCCACATGGAAACAGACCCTAAATCTAAATGGAATGTTGGTACTGAGTATTCCGCAAACTACATACTGGGATAAGCAATACGGTAAACTTGTGGTAAGTCAGCACAACCATCAATACTACAGTTACAATTTACTAAACTTAATCTATATGTTGGCTGTCTCGGGGTTTGACTGTAGAGATGCTTACTTTTATCGAGATCCCAATAGTCCTTGGTTGTATGCGGCTGTGTATGCCACGGTAAATGATCCGATGGGTGATAGGGAAGTAACTTGGCACGAATTGGCCGAAAAACGACTGATAAACGACAGTTTACTTAACAGTATCAACAAGTACGGATACGTTAGATTAGATGATGTAGTAGTTATGTGGTTAGACAAGAATTTCTATCAAATAACCAATTAATACAACTACGATAAATACTTAACTATGCGAAACTTACTTAACATATTTGAAGATCCACAATTAAAGAAAGAAATTATCGGGGTAGTTAAAGCCACTGATGATTTAACTACTTTGCAACGAGTACTTAATGTACTTAAAGCAGGCGATATCGACGACCGTATCAAACGTGTTGTTGGACAGGATGCTGACGCACAAAGATTTATCAAAAAAATTGTAACTACAATTTTAGCTATAGAAGCGCCTATTGAAGAAAAGAATCTGTTCTTAGACAAATACGCCAAAGGTAAAGTAATTAATACTTCGGCACTACTTGATGGTAAATTACACTCATTTGAAGAACTTGTTGGTCCGGGATTTACCCAAGAGTTGTTTAAGCGTCTTAGTATTGACCTGGTAAGTCAGGGTGTTGGCCCAGGCGAAGTTGCCCTTGCAGTATTAAGTCCAGAAATTGAATGGTCCGGACGCAGTCAAGGTGGCGGAGACATTCTAGTCAAAACAAAACCAATTGAAGTTAAAACTCGAGCAAGTAAAGGCGGACGTTGGATTAATGCTCGTAAAGCTAAATTAGATCTAGGTGCTATTGTTACTGCAATTTCTAAAGCAATTCCCAAAGCTAGTGCAGTAACTATTCCGGATCGTATTAATACCAAATATTGGACAGATACTATTCGTCCGGCAATTGACCCAACAATGTTAAAAGAAGTTGCTGAAAAAATTGCCAACGCTACATTTAAGTTTACAAATAATAAGGCATATCAAAAAGCATTAATCAACGGCGATGCAGATATGATCGTTAATACATATCTTGAAACTGGGTATAATAATTACAAAAAATATTCATCTTACGATGCAAATACACTATAATACAATTGTATAACAATTATTTTTTTTTCCTAGTCTTATTTTTCTTACAAACCTTTTTATTACGATGTATCTTAGCCGAATACCCACGAGGACATCTCTTCTTATCTAGAGGGAAATCAATATAATCATCAGAAAAATCAGATACCAGATTGTCTTCTTTTGATATTGAGTCAATAGTTATACTTTCTTTTTCTTTTTCAATAAGTGGTTGGTTTTTTTCACACAATGTCCATAAAATAGACTGCATATATTTTTGTATAAAATCACGTGTCAAAACACTACGAGCAAACTCCAAGCCATTCTGTGCAATTTTTCGACATTCATCATCATTGTTTTTACACCAGTTGATAACATGTAACAAATCAGACAA